AACCATCGACGGTCAGTTCGATCTGCTTGGGAGTATTTTGGTCAGTCATTTTGTCCTCCTGGCTGATGTTGTGTCTTAATAGTAGCACACTGTCGGGAGGTACGCCACCCGCTATCTGGCTATACGTCGCTGCGAGATCTTTGCGGCAGGAGAGTAGTTCCGAGAGACGAGTCCTTGCGGCATTGTCACCCGCCCCCGCCCCGATGTCCGCAAGTCGGCCAGCGCCTGCGTCAGAGTGTCTACCTGATCGTCTGCCACGTCGTGCGGGAAGTTGCGCAACTCCGAGAGTAGGTCGTTCACCCATTCGTTGCCCGGATCCCCGGGATGAGGCAGGTACACATTTCCGCTCTCGATTTCCGGCGTGATTGCTCGCGCTCGCGCTTCCTTCGAGTCGGTCGGGTTTATCGGAACCATGCCGCTAATTTCTTCCTGAAGCGTGTTGATTATTGCCGCGCCGTTGGCCTTCTTCTCAATCAAACGGCGGTGAACCAAATGGCCATAAGGGGATCGTCTCGGATCGTCGTCCTGCGCCCATATGCGCATCTGTTCCAGTGTCTCCGTGAAACTCCAGCGCCCGCGTCGCTGATCCACCAGATACCTGTTCGCCTGGTTCCGTACCCAGCGCTGACCCACTACCCAGCCGCTGGACCCTTCCTTAGAAGAATCGAAAGCACAGTCCCAAGAATCTATCCACTTGCCGTTAGTGAGTAGCCCCGGATCCAAGTAAACGGTGCGCCCGTCCTCGGTCTCCCGGGAAGGGTCAATCGTCCAGAACTTCCACCAGCCGCTATCAAATATCGCGCCCTTCGCCGGAGCGGGTCGCTGCTGATACATCGCAGAAAACGTGTAGGTCCCCACGGACTGACTTATGCCTTCCCACCGCGCCGTGGCCTCGTTTTTGGTTTCGTCCCGAAGCGGGGATATTAGTGGCTCCCCCGGGGATCTTCCTATCGGATCATCCTCGCCTGCGAAAGCGGGCAGAATAATTTTCTCCCAGTGTTTCGGGTTGCCCGGATAGTCGTTGCTCAAGAGACGCCCCACGAAATCATCTTCGTGCCAGCGGGTCATGACTACCAGCACCAAGAACGGGGTCTCCAGCCGCGAGTGGGAAGTAGACAGCCACCAATTCCATATGCGGTCCCGATTCTTCTTAGAGTGCGCGTCCACGAAGTCTTTTACCGGGTCGTCAATAATCAGCACCCGCGCCCCGCGTCTAATTAAAGAACCGCCCGGTAACGACGTACTGTACATCCCCCCGCCTTCTAGCGTCCGCCAACTCGACCCTTTTCCGCCGTCCCGCTCCAGCGCTACCCCGAGCCCCGGATTGCTCTCTATCTGCCTGCGCAAGTCCCGCGCCCATCCCCCCGATAGTTCCCCATCGAAAGATGTCAGAACAATCTCCCATTCCGGGTGACGTCGCAAGAGCCACAACGGAGTCAACTGGCTGACCAGCCGCGTCTTACCAGACCGGGGAGGCATCGAAATCATCATCATTCGATCCTGACCCCGCTCCACATCCCTCACCGCGTTCGAGATCCGGTCGCTCAAGAACTGCAAGTGAGGTCTAATCCGGTAGTCCGCTTTTAGTTCCAGCGCCTGTGCTAGCGGTGTAGTCGGCAGGCCTATCCCCGACTGGATTCGGAATTGTCTCGTAATGCTGGCAATTTTGCTCGTGACCTCCCGGACTTCGGCTTCATCGCCCGCCCTCGCCGCGAGTTTTTTTAGTTCCCCGATCTGCCGCTGGAACTCTTCCCTACTCAGCATCTGCATCGCTGTCCCCCTCCGGATCGTCGTCCCTCACTATTTCGGCATCTTCCGTACCCTCGATCTCAGGGAAGTTGTCCAGCACTAGCGCTTCGAGTTCTTCTAGTGCTGTTTCCATCTCGTTCTTCACCGACACATTGAGGTTAACGTTTGTCGGTGCGTAAAGTCCGTTGATCTTCGCCCGCTGGTCGCTTATCCGCAAGAAAGACGATATGGCTTTATGGTCGCCTTCCAGAACCTGGCTCCAGATCGCTGCCTGCGCCCTGTCCAGCCGCGTATTCTCTACCGCCCGCCTTTCGTCCACCGCCTGATTTTCGGCCTGCGTAAGGGTGCGCATCACTAGGTTCCGAGCGCCGGTCTCCGAGATCTCCAGTTGTTCCCCTATTTGGGCATAACTCAGTCCCGCTAAGGCCAGCGATATTGCTTTCACGCGCCGCGCCTTAGTCACCTCCACCCGGTTGTTTCGAGGGCTCACCGGAACCTCTTCTAACGCTGCAATCACATCTTCCGCCTGATTAGTGGGCCGAGCCATCTGTTACTCCTTTAGCCAGCCTCTCCGAAACTAGGAAGGCTAGACGATTCCACCTCAAAAACTTCGTCACACTGAGGGCACTCGATCTGCGTCATCGGAACGTAGGGCGCGTCAGGCATTTTCGCCATCTCCTTAGCCACCCGTTCGACGTCCGCATCGGTGACCTCAACTGCCCCAAGGGCGCTCACCTCCAGATCAATATTCGGAAAATATTCGTCCCGTAATTCGTCGTCCAGTTCTCGTAGTTCCATCACCAGAGTTTCATGGTCCCAGCGGCTGGTTTCGCCCGTCCGGTTATCGACTAGCCGGTATTCGTTGTTCTTTTCATCCGATAGCGGCGACACGTAGACCTCAACTTCTTCCACGCCCATTTCTTGCAGTGCCCGAAGCCGCGTGTGACCTACCACCACCACGCCCTGCGGATCCACCACGATGGGCTGGTTGTATCCGTACATCTCGATGCTCTTCCGGACTTTCGCCACCGCTTCCTCACTGATCACTCGCGGGTTGCCCTCGTAGGCAGATAGGTCCTCCAGCCGCGCCACAATCGTTTCTGACGGCCTTAGAGCCGTCTCCCGGTCCTTATGCACCCTCGCCCCTTTCCGACGCTTCTACGGCGTCATTCTTCGATATGAATCCAGCCATCATCGCCATGCCGGTCACCCGCGCATCCCAAGTGAAGTAGCACGAGGGGCAGATAAACTCCAGCACTTGCGCATCGTCCTCCCCGAAAGTTTCCAGATCTATCTCCAGATTTTCTTCCGCGTCCAACACATCCTGCGCCAGTGCTTCCGGGAAAAACTGCCCGATCCGTTCCGGATCTTCCAGTGCCGCCAGTTGCTCCGCCAGAACTTCCGGATCCCACGTGGTGTATTCCGCTGCGCGGTTATCGATCAGCCGGAACTGTTTTACCTGCTTCGGCGTCAAGTGGTCGGCAATCATTACCTGCACGGTTTCCACGCCTAGGCGCCGCATCGCGGCGTACCGCGTGTGACCCACTATCAGCACATTTTTTTCGTCCACCACGAGTGGTTGCTGGTAGCCGTACTCTTGAATCGAGTGGGCCAGTTGCTCTATCGCTTCATCCGAGATCCGGCGTGGGTTGCGCCAGTACGGTTTAATCGAATCGATGGGGGTCATCTCGGTTCGGCCCAGTGTTGCTTTTTTCATCAGAACCTCGGAATCTTCTCGCCCGGGTTTTCCCGAGCGTATTTTGCTTTTTCTTCTAGTTGGGTATCTGCCAGCGTTACCTCCGAATACTCGACATCCGCAAATAGTTTCGAATATCCGGTGATGTGTTTCAATCGCACCAGTTCCTGGACCTCCAGCCCGAGTTTGTTGCATATTTCGGCATCGGTCTCGCCTGCTTCCAGCATCTGAAACACTAGGCTGCCCATGCCTTGCACCGAGTGTTTTCCGCGAGCGCGGTTGTGCCTCACCGTGCTGGCTATACGGTCCGCAATAGGCTTATCGATCAGCACTACCGGGAGGTATCCCTGCGTAGATCCGTGGATATCGGCGTATCTCCGCATCGTGGTGTAGCGATGGTAACCGTCCACGATTATGGCTTTCTGTTCTTCTTCGTCCCAAATCGCCACCACCGGTTGGGTGTAGCCGTCCTCCGATATCGACGTATAGAGCAACTGCATTTCTTGCCGCGCTACCGCGTTCGGGTTGTAATCGTTCGCCTGTACTTGCTCGATGGGGAGCCATTGGACGCGCCCCACGGGGTTCGGGCTGTCCTGCACCTCCTGCAATAGGTCGTAGGCCTCGGCAATTAGAGCGTTAACGCGCTCGTAGGTCTCCCGCGTGTCCTTGTCTGCCCCCGACTTTTCTAGGCTGTCCTGCGTCCGTTTCATGATGCGCGCTCCCGTAGTTGTTTCCAGCGATCTTCTTGTTCTTTTCGTTCTTGCCAGCGTTTCAGCGAGTCGGGATGAACGATCACGCTTTTCCAGTTATCCAACGTCGTTCCATAAAGATCGTTAATCACTATGGCGCGCGCCACCTGCCTCGCGATCTCGCTCTCCGGTAGTTCTGGCAAGGTCCGCACCAGTTCATTGAAGTAGCCGGTGTAGGTCGCCCGATCCGCTTCCGGGATCAGGTTGTCCCGCACGTGCTCCATGTACTCGGTCCACGAGGTGAACATGTAGGGGAGCGTGCGCGGCATGGCCTTCAACCCGATATGCGTTACCGCGTTCAGGCCTTCCAGCCTCCGAGTCGCCCGCTCCCATGTCTCCGGCTCCGTTTCCTGGAGCACCATCAAGGAAGCCATGGCCGTTTCGTGATGGTAGTTGCTCACCCGCAT